CCCCCGAACCGAAGCCGTGAAGAAGGCGGCTCATGGGATTCACTCGGAGCGGAAGTTCATCGCCGCAATCGGCGAGAACAACAGCGAGAGCGAATACTGCCAACGACTTGCCATCAAAGCTCTTGACGCCATCGACTATTCCGCCACCCTCACCGCTCTAGCCGATGCCCGAAGAGAGAACGAGAGGCTGTGGGAGGCGCTGGGGAGTTAGAAAGCCGATCACATCAAAGTAATGGCACGGTGCACCCAGGAGGGCAGGGCGTTGATCGGCATCGCCCAATACGACAAACGATGGTACGGCCAACGCTCAAACGATATGCCGAGCAGGGAGCAACTCATCGCCAAAGCGTTCGACGCTCTCGACGCTCTCGTCGCCCTCAGTGCTGATGGAGAGGAGACGGATGTTTGAGGAGTTGAACCCGCCCTACTCGACCATCGTGGCCGACCCGCCGTGGCCTGACGAGCACAAGCTGACCGGCGTAACGAGGGTGGGGCGAGTCAAGAAGGAGCGCGGCATCGAGCCCCACTACTCGACCCTATCAATGGAGGACATCGCAGCGTTGCCGGTAGCGGACATCGCCGCCGAGGATGCCCATCTGTACCTCTGGACGACAAACCTTCACCTGGCACGGACGTTCGCCATCATGCAGGCATGGGGATTCGGCTACCGGACAATGCTGACATGGTGCAAGACGGGCCACCTCGGGCTCGGGCACTACTTTCGCACGAACACCGAGCACGTTCTGTTTGGCGTGCGTGGGTCGCTCCGCACAAAGGACCGCCGCCAAGGGACCCATTTCACTGCGGCGAAGCAAGGCCACTCGGTCAAGCCCGCATCGTTTACCGACCTCGTGGAGCGATGTTCCCCAGGCCCCTACGTCGAACTATTCGCCCGTCAGCCTCGCCTCGGCTGGGACTCATGGGGCTACGGGTACGAAAGCCGGGCCGACACAGGAGGAGAGGAGACGACGGATGGGTGAGGCCAAACTGCTGAGAGGACCACGGGCGCACTCGGTTAGGTGGATGATCCACGACGATTGGATCGAGGGCAACGTCACCTGCCACGCCACCGAGGGAGCCGACTGTCGGCTGATCTGTTCTGAGGGTTGCGACGGCTGGAACATCACCGACCATGAGCACGAGTTGGTCGACCAGGGCAAATGCAACTTCGTCGAATGGATGGACGCCGAGGGGCTGTTGGAGTCTCACGTAGGCACCCACGCCCCCACCGACGGATTCATCGAGATCGAGTACGAGGACGACCACTACACCTGGACATATTCCCATGCCCGCTAGCCCCACCCCCTCCCCCAACAACACCAGCGGGAAGCGGGAAGCCGTTCCTTGCGCCAACTGCGATGGGTTCGTCCGGGCTTACTTCACGCCCGACGACCATCCGTGGCAGTACGCCCACACGTACCGCAACGGTCGGTTCATGTGGGGCCAGCCGATTCTTTGCAAAGGAGCGATCCCCCGTGCCTGACCGTCACACAGCAATCGAACGAGCCGCCAGAGAGGTGATCTGCCGAATCGAACGAGTCTTGGGCGACCTCGCAGGCTGGGACATGCTCACCCTCAACGCCGATGGACGAGGCGCAGCAACGGCCGACGCACCGTGGGCTAGATCCGCAATCCGAGAAGCCCAGGAAGCATTGAGGCGTCTGGCTGCTGCCCTGGCTACTGAGGCCCCGAGCCCGGAGCCGGAAACGATTGTAGAGAACATTTGGGATCATTGGGACGCCCATCTCTCCGATTGGGATCTTGAGGGATCTATCGCCAACACTGAGGCCAAGGAGCAAGCCGTGCTGTCGGTACGCAGGACGTTGGGAATACCACCCACCCCGAGCCCGGAGCCCCACGGCTGCATCCCACAGTGCCGAGAGGACGGTTGCCAGGACCCGAGCAACCCGGATTGCATGTTGCGCCCGGCCCCCGAGCCAATCACCGATGACGATCTCAATCGGGTTCGCTACCTGACCGTATCCGACCCTAAGGCTAGGGATGAGGCGTGGCCAGGGATCTTGCGGCGCCTTGAAATAGCCGAGAGGGATCTGAAGGCAACGCGAGCGGCGTTCGAGGCAAAGACCAGGAGAACCGCTTCGATGTCAGACACGGAGGAGACGTGAGCACTCGCCAACTAAGCCTGATGATCGCCGGTAGACCGATGCTCGCCAACGATGGCGGCCACTGGGCGGCCAAGGCGTCTGCGGTGGCCGGTGTGCGCCTTCTGGCGTCTCTCGCCGGTCGTGGGCAGCTCAACGACGAGAAGCAGATCACCGCCGAATGGTCAAGTCTCGACTTTGAGGGGATCCGGCACTATTCGTCGAATCATAGAGCTTTCCACCTCCCCGTCACCGTCCATGCTTACGGCATCCAGCCGACCTCGGCCAAGCGCTGGATCGACGCCGATGCGATCGCCCCGATGGTGAAGGCGGTGCTCGACGGCCTGGTGGATGCCAAGCTCCTCGAGGACGACGGCCCGAGGTTCGTGCGCAGCTACCACTACGACATCGCACGCCGGGGACCTGCTTGGGCCACGGTGGTAGAGATCCGAGAGACAGACGGGGAGGAATCGTGTCCGTGGTAGAAGCGCAACCCTGGTTGCGGCCCGAGCAGATCGTGACGGCGGTATGCGAATGGACGGGGATAGCGAAAAAAGACCTGATCAGCGCCCAGAAGATCAGCGGTCGGACGATGCAGGCCCGTCGGCTGCTGTGGGCGGCCATGCGAGTCGAAGGCATGAGCTACCCCGAGATCGGGCGATACGTCGGTCGGCACCACACGACGATCATGGCCGCGATGGCATCGTCTCACCCCATAGGCAACGAGGTGCACGCGCTGCTCAGGAAGGCCCGGGCATCATGAGGCACGCTACGCCCCTGTTCGCGCTGCGCTATCGCTTTCACAGATGCCAGGCCGGCTCGTGGTGTTGTTGGCGGAGAGCGGTGGTCGAATGGCCATTGCCCGCGTGCATCCACCACGTCGACAACGATCTGATGCAGTTCGGCCGGAGCCTATGGCAGGCGTTTCGTCTCGACAGCCCACCTGAGCACCGCTGAGCGGTCCCAGGCAGGCATACCCGAGAACAGCCGGGCCGGCCCGAGCATCACGCCACGCCGACGCCACTGATGAACCGTGGTCACCTTCACGCCGAGCAGCTCAGCGACCTCGCCCGTGTCGATCAGCTCACCGCGTTCAGAGTGCTCGGCCGCCATCTCGACCGCCTCGGAGATGAGCGCGTTCACCTGGTCCCGATTGTACAGCTGCGTCGCCATCGGTCCTCCCCGATAGATCCAGGCCGGCGCCCTCGCAAGGGCGACCGGCTCGACCGATCAGAATCAGAAGTCGTCGTCTGCCCATGGGCTGCCGTAGCGCTCCCAAGGGTCGGAGTAGTCCCGGTGGTGCCCCACGATGAGCCAGAGCCCGTAGAAGGCGGTACCACCGCCCAGAATCGCCGCGAGTAGGTAGGTCATCAAAGCCACCGATGCGTCAGGGCGTACCCACCATCGCGGTGATGCATGGCGCCGGCCTCCCGAGCTGGATACGGCGGGTTGTGGTGATCGTTGGCGGGGCAATCGGCACCGATGCAGTCGAAACCCTCGGGCCAGAGCGTGCGGCTCAGGCTGTAGACGAGATGAAAGCCCATGTCCATCCCACATCCACCGACCTTGATTCCGCCCCACCGCTCGTCGATCTTGTCGCGCATGGCACGAGCTGCCCAGAACGAGATGTCGAACGGCTCGCCATCTGTGACGATGATCAGCGAGATCGCCCGGCTCATGCCTGACGAGCTGACATGGCGAAGGATCGTCTGCACGGTGTCACCAGGTCGGAGCCACCCTCGCAACTTCTCGAGAGTGTTGGCGCGCTCCTGGTCCTGCACGGCCTTTGCAGCCTTGGTCATGGTCATGGTCTGTCCTTTCGCTCGGTTGTCGCTAGCGCACTCGCTGCGCTCGCTTGCTCACTCATGTACCCGACACCTCTCTCACGGCTCGGGTTGCTAAGCCTCGCCAGTCGGCCCACGTGCTCTGGTCTGTAGCCAGCGCCCAAGGTGTCTAGTGCCACGATACACCCGATGGTCTGCACTGTCAAGCATCGTTGCGCCGGCACGTCGCTGAGCTCGTCGTGTTGAATCACTATCGACCGTCGTGGGTAACGATCCAACACCGCGGCGAGGGGTGGTCGTGCGCAGGGTGGGTGGGCATCCCCCCGTGCCTCGGAGCCCTCGGTCACTACCCCCTGGCCTGGCGGTGCCCCCCGGGGTGCTAACTCTAGCTAGCACCTGCCGATTTGGCCCTCTGACCAGGGATTATGTAAGTGGAACGCTCCACACGAGGTCATCCCCGATTCCCTCTCAGATTTTTTGCGCCCCGCACTCACGAATCGGGTCCCGATCCATCTGACAGCAAAGCACCGAAGGTGCTGCGCTAGTGGCTTTTCGAACACCTGTCCACCGATTGCCTCCGCTTCGCTCCGGCGATTACACCAAGGAGCCCTTAGCGAAGGCATTTTTTGACTGATCCGCAGGTCAGGAGGTTGCTCTACATTGCCGTGGCGCACCCTGGGGCTTCCTCAGGGGCTCGATCCACGCTTTACGGGCGACCTCAGATGGAGTGGATCAGCGTCCCGAAGGCTTCCCCCACATCTCGTCGGCCTGCTTCGCTGCCTGGCGGGCGGCCCGGCGCTCCGAGGACTTCACCAGAGCGGTTCGCTGCTTGGTACCGAGCGATCGTTGGCTCGCCTGGGTGCCATCAGCCCGTGTGATGGTGACCGGCCCGGCTCGAGGTGCCAATGCCGGCGGCGTCTTGCGGCGGACTTTCACGGGACCGGGCACCCCGGTGCGCTGGTGGCCATGCAGTACCGGACGTAGTGCGGCACGGGCGAGGTGATCGTCGGCGCCGAAGGGGCGCTCGAGGTTTGCGGCTGAGCGATGATCGCTAGTCCTATCACGGCGAGGACCGCGATCACGATGACCCAGAAGTACGGGGTGTGCTGCCGTTCGTCGTCCATGGATTGTCCTCTCGTGCTTCCCCTTACCGCACTCCTATCTTGCGCTTCCGCAACGGATGTGTCAAGCTGAAGGTGCGGTCCACGCAGCGAGTCCCCCGGTACTTCGGTTGTCCTTGGCTTCCCCGCCGTTCGGTCACAGAGTCCGGGGGATCTTCGCGTCTAGGCTCGGCTCGTGAGCTACGGCAGCTTCTACATCAACGGGCTCCAGACCGGGACGCCCAGCGGCGGCCAGCAGAGCCTCGGACCGTTCGCCATCGCCTTCGGGGACGTGATCGACACCCAGACCTGGACGGTGAACACCAGCTCGACGATCCCGGTGCCGGCGACCGCCCTCGGGGTGTGGATCGTCCCGCCGACCGGCTCGACCGTGGCGCTCTCCATGAAGACCGTCTCGGGGGACACCGGCATCTACATCGACCCGGGCCAGCCCACGTTCATCAACTTCGACGTGACCACCCCGCACCTGCCATCCAACCTCTATCTTGTCAGTGCAAGTAGCGTTGCCGTCGTCGTCCAGTTCGTGTGACAAGGAGATCCCGTGACCGATACCGCATCCCCAGCGCCCGAGGAGCAGACCCCGGTGGACCCTTCGGCGGCGCCCAGTCCGACCCCGGTGGAGTCTGTCCCGGAGGCTACGACCGAGGCGCCTGCCTCGACCGAGCCTGCTTCGCCTGCGAGTCCGGACGCCACCCCGCCGCCGACCCTGGAGCCGACCGCTACCGCCGAGCCCGCGCCCGTCTCGCCTCCCGCTGAGGCGCCAAACCCTACGGAAACGGCGGTGCCGGACTCCACGGCTGTCCCGTCGCCAGCTACCGACGCTGCAACTGCGCCCCCGGAAGCTGCTGCGCCCTCACCATCGACGACGCCCGAGAGTACGGTGCCCCCGTCTTCCGTCACCACCCCGCAGCCGGCCGAGCCCACCGCGGCGCCCGTGACTCGACCTGGCCCTAGCCAGGTGATCCCGCAGCCCGGTTCCTTCGGGGACTCTCGAGAGGTGGAGGCGGCCCGCCGGCTCGGCATCGGCAACCCGCAGGTCACCGGCATCGCCCTCGACGCCATCCGGGCCATCGACCAGGGGATGAACGCCCTGGAGGCGTGGACGGCGCACGTCCGGCGCTACCTCGAGGTCGTGAAGCGGGAAACCCAGGCTTGACGCAACGGTAGTTCCCTGCAACAATAGTTGCATGGACGATGACGTGAGCGCCGAGGATCTGCCGACCGAGGAGAACGAGCTGGCCGACCTCGACAGGTCCAACGGCCAGCGCATCCAGGCCCTCATGGGCGGCAAGTTCGGGGTCCAGATCCAGTTCCCGCCCGGCATGTGGGAGAACATGCGGCTCGCGGTGTTCTTAGAGCATCTGCTGATGCAGGTCGGCGCACTGGCCGAGGCCAAGCTGGACTTCGCCCACCGGGTTGCCGAGATCCTGGGCGCCGCCGAGGACAACGCCAAGAAGGCAGCGCTGACCGCCGGGGTGGAGCAGGCCTTGCAGGGCGGCATCGACCTCGGGAAGATGCGCCGTGGCGCCTGATTTCCTGGCCGACATCCGGCGCTGCGCCGACGGCCGCAACGACTTCGACGAGCTGCTCGTCGCCGCGATCAAGGGCGCGCGCCGCCAAGGGATCAGTTGGACGCAGATCGGAGAGGCGGTGGGCATGACCCGGCAGGGCGCCGCCCAACGGTACGCCAAGTTCTGCCCGAAACCCCAGGTCGAAGATGCCTCGTGACCACGGCGCTGATCCTGAGTGGGTGGCTCCTGTCCTTGGTCCTGACGGGCGCCTTGTGTTTCCTCCTCCTGCGTCAGAGCCCAACGTCGAGCCCGACTTCCCCGACTCCGAGTACGCCGCCGACCCCGATTTCGGCGCCTCCCGATTCGACCCCCTTCTCGACGGAGATGTGGACCTCGATGATGGAGCTGATGAGGAGTTCACTGGCCGAGGATCGGGCATTGGTGGAGCGGCTGGTCCTGGGTCGGGAATCACCGCCGACGATCTACTCGTCGCCGCCGCAGCAGAGCTGGAACGAGAAGCCGATCGGGTTCGACTACGACTCCACTCCGCTGGCGCCGGGGATCGAGGCGGTCCTGGCCCGGGAGACGATCGAGAACGAGCAGTCTCGTTTGCTGAAGGAGCGCGCCGACTTGCAGGCGAAGCTAAGGGAGATGGCGACGGAGGCGGACCGTCTCGGCTTGGAGGACTTCTTGCCGGGGCCGTGGCAGGGGAGCGACGACCAGCCGACATAATGCTCGAGGTGATCGTGGCCGGCGTCTCGTCCATCCGCGGCGGCCAGCTCTCCATCACCTTCCACGTCCCGTTCGAGCAGATCGACGAGGGATCGCGCCTGCATCGGTTGCACGGAGAGCAGGTCCGGCTCGAGATAACCCCGTACCAGGCATGAGCCTCTCGGCCAAGGAACTCGAGCTCATCACCGAGCGCCTATTGGAAGAAGGCGTCCCGCCCGGCGTCGTCGCGCGGGTGTTCGACCTGGATGTCGACCTCGTGCGCGAGGCCCAGAAGGCGGTCCGGGTGCGGCGTTATGGCACCGATGACCTGGAGGAATACACCGAGCAGACCCGATGGGACGCCATGGAGCACGCGCGTCGGACCATCGCCACCGGCTCGGAGGCCGACAAGACCCGGTTCAGCGCGGCCATGCTGGGCAAGACCATGGCGGCATCGGCCCGGCGGACCCCGGCGGGGGTGATCCAGAACCAGGAGACCATTCTTGAGATGATGGAGAAGATGCGAACGGGCGAACCGGCCGAGCCGAGGGAGCAATCGAGGTTCGTGGCCCGTCTCTCCAACCGCCCCGAGGATGACGATGCCGAATCTTGACCTCTGGCCGATGCTCGAGACCCTCACGATCAAGACCAAGGGGGCCAAGCTCAAGAAGCTGAACCGCAACGATGCCTTCGCCTGGGCGCAGCGCGAGGTGGTCTCCGAGATCGAGCGGCAGTACAACGCGGGCGAGCCAGTGCGGATCATCGTCCTGAAGGGCCGGCAGTTGGGACTCTCGACTCTGACCGAGGCGGTCCTGTTCCTCTGGTGCTTCCTGCACCCGGGGACCAACGCCCTGGTGCTCTCGAAGGAGAAGCCCGACTCCGAGTACCTGTTCTCCATGACCAAGCGGTACTGGGAGATGGGACCGTTCCAGACCGCCTTCTCCACCAAGTACAACCGGCAGGGCTACATCGAGTGGATGACGGGATCGTCGATCCTGGTCGACACGGCCAAGAAGGAGGACGTGGGCCGTGGTCGTACCTTGCAAGCGGTCCACGGCTCCGAGGTGGCGATCTGGCCCGAGGCCGACGCCATCGTGGGAGCGCTGAACGAGGCCATCCCCTACGAGCACGGGACCATCGTGATCTACGAGTCGACGGCCCGGGGCGTGGGCGGCTTCTTCTACGAGGAGTGGATGAAGGCCATCGACCCCGCCGGGGGCAAATCCGACTTCACCCCGATGTTCTTCCCCTGGTGGGAGCACGACGAGTACGAGGTCAAGAACCACCACCTCCACATGGCCGAGCTGGACGATGACGAGCGCGAGATGCTGGTCGCGATCCCGAAGATGACCTTCGCCAAGCTGGCCTGGCGCCGTCGCAAGCTCCAGAGCTACTCCAACCCCGAGACTTTCAAGGAGGAGTACCCGAACACCCAGGAGGAGGCGTTCCTATCCAGCGGCTCCAACGTCTTCCCCTTGGTCAAGCTGTCCCAGTGCTACTTCCCCGACGTGGAGATGGAACAGGGCTTCTTGTACAACGACGGCGGGAAGGTGGCCTTCAAAGAGGACGACGAGGGGCACTTCTTCGTCTACGAGCGCCCCGACCCCCGGGGCAAGCGCCGCTACGTGGTGGCCGTCGATCCGACCTGGACCATCGAGGGTGATCCCTGCTGCATCCAGGTCATCGACCGCGCCTCGATGGAGCAGGTGGCCGTCTGGCACGGGTCGGCCGACGCCCAGAGCATCGGGGACATCGCGCTGGCCATCGCCTACTGGTACGGACCCGAGACCATCTTGAACACCGAGATCCAAGGCGGCGGCAAGACGGTGCTCGCCTGGTGGCGCGAGGCCAACTACCAGCACATATGGATGGACCGCCGGGCGGACCGCCCGAAGCTGATGATGCAGGCGTACGGGTGGAACACCACCTACGAGACCAAGAACAACATGCTGACCACCATGCAGTCGATCATCCACCGCAAGCACCTGATCATCCACCACCCGGCCACCTACTACGAGATGACCCGGTACATCGCCAACCCCGACGGCACCTACGGGCCGTCCCGGCGCAGCGGCCACGACGACTGTGTGACCAGCCTCGGCATCGGGATCATGACCGTGATCTGGGAGCAGGGCACCCTCGACTACTCGGCGGCCGCGCCCGCGCCCGGCCACCTGCCCGGAGAGCGCAACCCGCAACTGGCCGGCAGCTACGGTCGCACGTATACACCTCCGGGCATGGCAACCTTGGGACCCATGGACGACGACGCGATGATCGGGATCGAGGTCACATATTGATGCCGGAAGACATTGATGGTTTGGACGATACATCGGCGGTTCATACGCTCCTCGTTTGTATCGATCTCCTGAACAACGCGCTGAAAAGCACTACCCAAGCGCTTCGCGCCTGTGGGGCGCCGGAGGTCATTACCGACGAAACCTTGCTTGGGATGGAGCAGCTCTCGATGAATATCGAGGAAATCCAAGGGATGTATCGATGAGGTACTCCTATCGGTGCCGCAGCTGCGGCGAGATCCAGTCCGAGACCGCGGCCGACATGATCCAGTGCCGGATGTGCGGCTCGGTGGCCAAGCGCATCTTCCAGATCGCCGTGAACCGGACCTCGCTTCGGACCGAGGCGCGCTGGGACCCCGTGGTGGGCCAGTACGTCGAGAACCATCGTGACTGGGAGTACAAGCTGCGCAGCGCCCAGGAGCGCGAGTCGAACGAGCTGGGCATGGAGGTCAAGCTGGCGATGGCCGACCCCCGGGACTCCGACGCTCTCGGTGATCTCCACGGGTGGGGCAAGGACGCCCGAGACGCCGACGCCGAGCCCAGCAAGCTCGTCAAGACGCCGACCCCGCATCGCCAGGACGACACGGGTGACCACCTGAAGGAGATGGTCACTTGACACTCGTGCAGGTAGAGGCCCCGCCGGTCTACGACGAGCAGGGGTTCCTCCGACGGCTCCAAGACCTGTACCAGCAGGCCAAGGACGCCAAGGGCCAGATGGCCTCGGAGTGGAAGCGCAACTACCGGGTCACCATGAACCGGGCGGCGCCGAATGTGCCCAATGCCCCGGGCACCCGGGCCAACGAGGTCTTCCCGACCATTGACGCCCGCATCGGCTGGATGACCGACCAGGAGGTGATGTTCACCGTCACCCCGGCGGCCGATCCCTTCTCGCTCTACGCCATGACCACCGACATCCAAGCCGAGCAGCTCGAGGCCATCATGAACTCGGTGCTGCGCACCGAAGGCTGGTACGCCCAGATCGTGAAGATGCTCTGGGACTCGGCCATCTACGGCGCGGGCTTCCTCAAGGTGACCTGGGACCAGGGACTCGAACAGGGTCTCGGACAGGTCGCGCTCAAGTCCACGTCGCCATGGTGCTTGTACGTCGACCCCTACGCCACCAATCTGGACGATGCCGAGTACATCATCGAGGTCCACACGATGTCGCCGGCCCAGATCGAGCGCCGGTTCCCCGACACGCCGAAGTACCTGATCGAGGACGCGGTCATCACGGGCGACAGCGATTCCGACCACATCCCGCCGAGCCAGGGCGGGCGCCCGGCCCAGCTCCGCAACTACCTCGGCGGCCTGATGACCCCCATCAACGCTGGTCAGGGGCCGACCACCTGGGGCCAACAGGGCCAGGCCAAGAAGCACATCACCGAGTCGCGCGGCGTGAACGTCTACGAGTGCTGGTTCCGAGAGAACTACGAGGAGGAGGTGACGCCGGGTGATCCAAGCATGGGTGACACCGAGACCGTCATCGTCGACCAGTGGCGGGTCATCGTCTGGTCGGGTAACCGGATTCTCCTGGACGAACTCGCTGAAAATCTGTTCCATACAGATCGGCACCCTTATGTCAGGTACGTGGACGTGGAGACCGGGGAGTTCTGGGGATCGCCCCTGCTCAGAGACCTAGCGCCCTGCCAGCAGCAGATGAACACCCTGCTCGCCATGGCGCAGAGCAACATCATCTTCACCGGCAACCCGATCATGGTTGGGGTGAAGGGCTCCGGAGCGGACCGCACCACCATCCGCAACCGCCCCGGCGAGATCTACGACGTGAACGGGGGACCGACCGGCGGCCAGCAGAACAAGCCCTCGTGGATACAGCCGCCGAACCTGCCTCCCGCCATCATGGAGATGGTCGGCTTCTGGCGCGACGAGATCGAGCGCATCGCTGGGCTCAGCGCCACCCAGCGCGGTGAGGTCCCGAGCGGCCGGGCGACCGACAAGCAAGTCCAGGCCGGTCAGGAGGCGGGCTTCGTCCGGGTGCGCTCGGCACAACGAAACCTCGAGTTGACGTTGAGGAAAGCGGGCGAGCTGGTCGCCAACCTGATCGTCATCAACTACGACACCCCGCGCTTCATGGCCATCGTGGGCGAGGAGGGTCAACCGATCTCGATCCGGCTCGCCGCTCAGCACTTCTATGCTCCGACCCAGGACGCCAAGGGCAAGGTCACCTTCGCCCCGCTGCGTTTCGGGCTCATGGTGAACGCCGGATCGTCCAAGCCGACCAGCCGGGCGGCCCGGATCAACGAGGCCGTGAACCTGAAGAAGATGAACGTGGTCGACGACCTCTACGTCCTCCAGGCGTTCCGGGTCTCCCACGCCCAGGCCATCCTCGATCGCAAGAAGAAGCAGGAGCAGCAGGCCGCCCAGCTCGCCCAGATGCAGCTCGCCGCCAAGCAGGCCCAGAAACCTCCTGGTCAGAAGCAGTCCGCAGCGGATCGCCCTAGCTGACATAGCATCGGGGCATGGAGCACGCTCGCCCGCACACCTCGAACATGCACCCGGACATGGCGACCACGAACAGGGGTTCGGTCCTGTTCACCGGGCAGACCGGGCGGTCCAGCTATCCCGCCGGTCGGCTCGGGCGCGGTGCCCGCAACGCCCAGCAGCACCCCGCCGACTTCGTGCCCGGGAGCCAGGGCGACACCGGGATCAACGCCGTCGACTCGCTGAACGACATCGACGGGGACTGGGACGCCGACCCCATGGGCTGCTCGTGATCCATGCCTCTCAAGCGTGGTTCCTCCCGATCCACCGTGAGCGGCAATATTCGCGAGATGATGGCGTCAGGGCATCCACAGAAGCAGGCGGTCGCCGCGGCTCTGTCGAACGCCCGAAGGTCGAAGCGGAAAGGCCGCTCCACGAAACGAGGGAGGAGGTGAGCAACGTATGAACCAGCCTGTCGACGCGCGCGAGCGCGGGAAGCGCCACGGTGGCCGTAAGCACGGACGGAAGGGCCGCTAGGCCAGCCGGTCCGTGTTGGGCTCACCCAACGCACCAATGGTGGTTTGATTCGCGAACGATGGGTGATGGATTCTCCGCTCGGTGGTCCATCACCCATCGTCGCGTCTGCGGTACGCTCCGATTGAACCGAGGAGGTTGTGATGGCTGACCAGAACCAGATCCGCCCGAACTACGGGGCTGGGCCGAAGGGCAAGGCGAACATCATGCCCATGGGCCAGACCGAGACCGACGCCTGGGGTGCCGACCCGAACGCCATGGGTCACATCCCAGCCGTGAAGGAAAACGGACCGCTG